GCTAGTCCTGGAATCTTTACAACTCAAAAATTTCTTTTAGATTTAATTTGGTTACAAGCTGATTTTTATCCCGATCCTTTATCTCCTAAACAGTTTAGAGCGTTTCTTAATCAAGTCTCAAAAAATTGTGTCACTATTCATCCAGCCGCAGGAACCGATATTAAAGATCAATTGTATCAACATCTCTATACCTACTGTGTCAATTCAACTCAAGCTAAAACCAAAAGCGATATTAGAGGAGGATTGTGTTGGACTGAGGGAGGATTTCATTATTTTATTTTTTCTTCCTTCTTTGAAACATTACCTACCAAATGGAAACTCGATGCTCGTGATACCGGAATTATTATGAAACAAGAACTTGGAGCCGAAGATGATGTTTCTTACAACATAAATAATAAAACTCAAAAAGTTTGGCGTCTTAAACAAATGAAAATTGATCAGATTGAATATAAAAAACCTGAACGCAAGGAGCCTAACTATTAATGAATTATAAAGTAGTCGGTCCTCCAGGCACAGGTAAAACACAAACGTTACTCGACAAAGTAATGAAGTACAAAGAAGCAGGCACTCCGCTTGATCGTATCGGGTATTTTGCTTTCACTCGTAAAGCGGCTTACGAAGCAAGGGACAGGCTTCTAGAAACTTATCTATTCTTAAAAAAGAAAGATGTTAAACATTTTAGAACACTGCATTCTTTTGCTTTCAGATATCTAGGCCTTCAAGAAGAAAATGTTATGCAAGAAGAACATTACAAAATAATAGGAGAGGAATGTGGATTAAGAATTAAATATGCCACTTACGAAAAAAATGAATTTAATGGAATTTTTACTTCAAACAGTGAATACTTAAGCCTAATTAATTTAGCTCGTGTTAGAAATATCGATATACTAGATCAATTAGATCGTAATGAACATCTCGGAAAAATTGAAAGAGACAAACTTCAAGTGGTTGCTAAACATATAGAAGACTACAAAAACACTTACAAACTCATTGATTATAATGACATGCTCAATCAATTTATAGATCAGATTCAATTACCCGATGCTAAGGTCCCTCAGTTCGATGTTATCTTCATTGATGAAGCTCAAGATCTTTCACTATTACAATGGAAAATGATACAGGCTTTACAACCACACACTAAAGATATTTATATTGCTGGTGATGATGACCAGGCCATCTTTGGCTGGGCCGGTGCTGATGTTGATTCCTTTATTAAGTTTGACGCCATTGAAATTCCACTTAAGCAATCCAGACGAGTACCTAAAATAATACATCAACGAGCTCTTTTACGATTAGATAATATTAAATTGGGAAGACTAGAAAAACCTTGGAATACTCCAACGTCTGAAGAAGGAACTATAAAAATCTTTTTTTCTATTAATCCAATCGATCTTTCAAAAGGAGATTGGTATATCTTAGCGAGAACCAACGATTTATTAAAACCTATTCTTAAAGACTTAAGAAGACGCGGAATTTATTTCGAAACTAAAGATGGAAGAAGTATCAATGAATCTCTTTACCGAGACATCTTAAACTGGGAAGCATGGAAAAAAGGTAAAGAACTTAACACCATAGAAGTTCAAAGACTTTTAGAACGTTTTAATAAAAAATTAAAAGAGACCGAAGATAAATTATTTAAACTAAATGACTTAAGAAAAGAATATAAATTAAATTCCAAGCTTCAATGGTATGATGCCTTCACTGCAGTCACCCCAAATACTAAAACTTATATCAGAACCATGCGAAGTAATGGAGAAGATTTGCGTCTTAAACCCAGAGTCAAGGTGCTAACCCTCCATAGTTCAAAAGGAGGAGAAGCCACCAATGTTATTATCCTTCAAAATCAAACCCGTAACACTATAAAAGGAGCAACGAAAACTATTATGAAACAAGATGAAGAACAAAGAGTATGGTACGTCGGTCTAACGCGATGCAGTAAAAATTTATTTTTAATTCGATGCAAAGATCGAAGTAAGGAGTTCAAAATATGAATCCATATAAAAAACAAATTGGAGGAAATCATTATTTAAAAATGAAAATTCAGCCAAGTGAATTTATCAACACTAACAAATTGCTTTTTGCTGAAGGAAATGCTATTAAATATATCTGCAGACATGCATCTAAAGGAGAAGTTAAAGATTTGGAAAAAGCAAAACACTACATTGATATGATTATTGAAAGAGATTATTCTTAATGCAATATCCTTTATTTCAACCTCAAACCGAATGGGTTAAGCCAGAAAAATTTCCTGATCTTACCAACCGTCAAGAAGTCGCTATAGATTTAGAAACTTCAGATCCTGATTTAAAAACAAAAGGATCCGGATCCGTTGTTGGAAATGGAAAAGTTGTGGGTATCTCTGTTGCAAGCGAAGACTATAAAGGTTACTTTCCTTTTGATCATGAAGGAGGAGGCAACCTTCAAAAAAAGAAAGTAATTCAATGGTTTAGAACTCTTTGTGAATCTTCTTCTCTTAAAATTTTTCATAATGCCATGTATGATATTTGTTGGATTCGTGCCATGGGAATAAAAATAAAAGGAGACATTGTTGACACAATGACTGCTGCATCTTTAATTGATGAAAATAGAATGCGTTATGATTTAAATAGTTTAGGTCGACAGTATATTGGATACGGAAAAAATGAAGCCGCTTTAATTGCTGGTGCTAAAGAATGGGGAGTAGATCCTAAAGCCGAGATGTGGAAACTTCCTGCAATGTATGTAGGAGAGTATGCAGAAAGAGACGCTGAAGTCACGTACCAACTGTGGAAAAAATTGAAACAGGAATTAAGCAACCAGGATCTAGAATCTATTTTTGAATTAGAATCAGATTTATTTCCCTGCTTAGTTGATATGAAATTTAAGGGCGTCCGAGTAGACGTTGAAAAAGCTCACGTGTTGAAAAAAAAATTACTTGCAGAAGAA